AATTTATTGAAAGTACTAGCTAACCCTTCTGGGGTCAGATAGTCCCACCAATAGATTGCTCTTTTGGCGATTTTGTACCGTGGCCTTGCACCGACTCTATCACGAATAGTGATGGAGAGACTCAAGTCGTGTTTCCACGCAAAGTCATCGGTTGAAGTAAGCAAGGTATCACGTCGGCGTATAACTCCCGAAAGGAACCCAACAGCCATCCCAGAAGGGTTGATAACCCCCTGTTCAGAGTCAGGTTCGAGCAGTTTCCTACGCCGGACCCGTCGGACGTAACAGCTATACCGGAAGGCATAGTCGTTATTAACTACGGGTTTTGTAAGCTTAAAGGGGACATGAATACCTGCATCATCACTCTCGCTCGGAGGGATCCGAATATCTCGGACCCAGGAACGTAACAGAGTGATAGTGCGCGGTAGACGTACCCCTTGATAAGCAGACCAGCGGAGTAGCCTGTTCAGACAAGAGTATACTTGCTGCGGTGCCTCAAGTGAGACGACGTACACACCCCGGATATTATGTCCGAGGAAGTAGTCGTGCCCACATGATTCCCGGAACGGGCCTGTATTGAACGATTTCCTATCGTTCACCTGAAAGCCGAGCTTATTTAGCATTTTCGAAAGAAAAACATATGCTTCCTTACGGACGCAGATGTCATCTCCGAAAACGCCATAGTCGGTCTTAGGATCCTTGAAGGGTAACCCCATCAAGTCATACACAGCCCGAACGGCTGACGCGAAGACGATCGTTTGGAGAGGAAAGGTAAAACCATTTCCCATCGTAGAGATCATCCGCAAATCCACTACAGAACCGCCTGGAATAACGGCCTGTCTGGATGATGCTGCCCAGATATACGATTTAATCGTAGATCTCTGGATGGCATCATCCAACATGGAAATGCTCATGCAGTCGCTAGCAGACACAAGGTCAATGGTTCCAATGGAGCCATCGATTGAGCCTATTCTAGCTAATTCCCGATTGAAATCGGCCTGGTTTTCGAGACTAATCCCGAAGTACCATTTGAGCCGAGCCAATAGGAAAGCACTGATAGCCTTCTGGAATAACATCTCCAAAGAGGCCTCAGTACAGCATGTGC